AACCTGGAGTGTCGAAGTTGTTCAAGAAGCTTCCACGCGGGATGATCGCATCGTTGGCACCAGGAGTGGCGTTTCTAGTTTCGAATTCTGCGAAACTGGCTTCCGACGTTGTTCTCCAGTTAGACTGCGGAAGGTTTGGCCTTGTTTGAGGAACGCCTGTGCTTGGGGCGGTCGGTGCTTGGTGTCTGACTGTGCCTCTGTGATGTGCGGTTCCTTGAGCATTTGGAGATGTCCTCTGGCGGGTCTCTTCGTCCCAGCGAGGTGTCCAGTAATTCTGGAAGTCGAACTTCACTTCGACGCCATCTTCAGACCAATCAAGATCTACCCCAGAGACATAGAAATACCTAAGAACGCCCATCACGTTGCCTCTCGCAGAGGCAACAATGGCTCTCGATAGGTTCACATCACCTAGCCTGCGTCGGACCTCTTCGACAGCTTCTGCAAACGGGGCACCTGCAGTTCGATTTAGCGTCGAGACAATTGCCGAGTCCGCACCGATGGCGGCTGCATCGACAAGAAGCTCTACGGTGTCTCCGACACGCAGCCTGAGAAGGTCAGGGTCGGCGTTTGTGCCACCGAACGATGTGATGCGAGAAGTTGAGACTTCTCCCTTGATCTCCTGTCTGCCGATCTGCTCCCAAATAGAAAAGGCAATCTGACGAAGACGAACACGATCCGTGATACGGCGAACAGGTACGTTCAGTATCTCGGAAGACTCCTGGCCTCCTACTGCGTCACGGAGGCTCCTTCCGCCCTGTCCAAAGCCCTCTGCGCGAGCTTCGCGAGTGTTCCTTGGTGGGTACGTTGCCTCGATAAGCGAGCCCCTCCCGCGCCCGCCATGTGGGTCCACGGAGATGCAGCGCACAGCCTTGGGCTTGTTGTGCCCGGCGTACTTGCGCTCGATCGACATGCTCGATACGTCACGACCATACACCATCCGCCTGACATTCCAGGTGTCCCCATCAGCTTTGCGTGGATCGTTGGGATGGAACGGTGTGCGCGTTCTGTTGTTCAGATTGTCGAACAGTGCAGAGCCATAACGAATGTAAAGAGTTCTGCCGACAAACGACGGAATACCGCCAACGAGAAAGCAGTACCTCGTAATGAGATCCCAGAAGTTCATACCGTTGTGGCCGCCGGATGTGCCGCCACCGCCTCCTGCGCCTCTACGATGGCGAGGAATGTGCGAACCCTGACCCGGAGATGGCAGAGTCTTCTCAGGCCACTCCTCGGGGAATGCAACGACCTGAATTCGGCAGCTCTCGGGAAGTCTTCTAAGTTCGTCGTGCTCGCCAATGATCTGCTGAACAAGCTCCTGGATGTTCTGCTGAGTGTTCAGCCTCTGTAGAATGTTAGATCTGCGCCGACGTCTTTGCGGAAACCCATGGTGATCTGTATGAGTCGGGTCGTATAGATCTCTGAAAGAGACCAATGGAGAATCGAGAAGCATTCCACGGAGGTCTCTTCCCTCCATGTGAACCTCTCCTGTAGACTCGGAGAAGTCAGTCTTCCAGTTATCGATTGGGCCGATCATGATGAGGTTGTCCTCGATCATGTGGCCGTTGGTATCTCTGGTCTGAAGTATTGATCTGGTGTAGCCGCCGACCATCGGCCTCTGAATGCCCGTCGAGAAGTCTTCAGGAGAGACAGTCCCCATGTGGATCTCTGCTGTTGCAGCCACGATGGTTCTCGGATCCACAGGAAACTCTTTGTAGTCAAAGACAAGCTTGTAGGTCGCTGCCTGGGTGTGACCCTGCAGATTGATCGTGCACTTCTTGGGAACCCTGTTCATCACGAAGACGCCGTTGTTTGGCGCTGTGACTAGCGGCTCGTTCTGGATACCGGCACCCTCACGAACACGAACAAAGAGCTTCTCCTCGAAGCGCAGGTTCATATTCACGACGCACGATGGGTACTGGCTTGTCTTCAGGGCCTGGTTCGCCATCCGGCGACCTCTGCTTTCGCGATTTCAAGCATTCCGATGCGCTTTGCCTGGTCAGAATCGCCTGCCCAGCGAGCGCCATAAGATTCTGGTGTCTCGTAAGCCACAACAGCTGTCCTGATCCTGCCTTCTTTGGCGTCTTCTAGCAGCCTCTCGAACATCGCGATGACGTTCTCCTGGCAGATCTCAGGAACCAGCTTCAACCTTGTTGCTCCCTCGCTCATAGATCTTCTCTTGCCACATCTAGCCTGGGGATGACAATGACCTGTCCGGCTACAAGCTGGCTGGAGCTTAGATTGTTGTAGACGAGAATCTCTCGCCAATGAGAAGGGCCCCCGTAGTAGAGGTTCGATACCTCTCTCAGGTTGTCGTTCTCTCTAGCTGTGTAGTTGCCAATGACTTCCGTGTCACCCTGAACGAGCGGAATACGGCGAGCAAGGGCCTCGTTGCGGATGTCTCTTAGCTCTTGCAAAGATTCTCTCTGGTAGAGCATCTCCTGGGCTTGCTGCTCCGCCTCGATAAGCTTCTGCGGATCTGTTTCTCTCTCATCTAGATAGACAGGAGGACCGGCATCTCTTGTGCCTGTCGCATCTCTGATAAATCCAGAGAAAGGGATCTGGTCAAGTGGTCTTGTGGCAATACCGGCCCAGCCGTTCGAAAGAAACTGCTCCTTTAGATCGTCAGCGCTCATCACAACAGATCCGAGAAGAGATCCAATTGTCCCGCCAATGCCGCGAGGGCTGAACAAGCTTGTCTGATCGCTGAGACCTGCAGCTGCCTGTTCGATCTGATCGGTAAACTGAGCAATACGGTTTAGCGTATTCCTAATGTTCGACATGAAGTCGCCAGTAACTTCGCCTGGCGTATCGAGGATCTTAGAAAGACGATCGAGAGCATCTCTGAGCGCGCTGCCCGTAGATAGCGGGCCAGAAGCTGGCGAGAAGTCAGACGGAATGTCTGCCGGTGCACTACGTCCTATCCAAGCGAAATTGATCGCCCACTCCACGTCGTGAATGTTGGTCCAGGTCTGCGAAACGCTCTTGATGTAGCCACGACGGATGACATGCCCCCAAGACACCTCTAGGAGCTGTCCTTCCCGACGCATGGAATCTACAAGCTCTATGGCGTCTATCGCGGACGATACGCCGGTCGAGTTTGAACCTCTGGAGATTCCGTTCGTATTTGCCTGGCCGCCATGGTCGAAATCTGTAGTCAGTTCAACTGGCGGTAGCTCCCCTTCAGCGTAAAACAGGTACTTGTCTTTCCACTGCCCATTGATCTTGGTCTCCCCCTCGGTTGGACCTGTAATGGTTCCATAGCCATCAGGGTTACCGGCAGGGTTTGTGATTTTGACTCTCTGTTCACCATCAAGAGTCAAAGGTCTGTAAGGCAAACCTCTGCCTGTCAGCTTTACTGTACGCTTACGGCCAGAAAGCTCCTTGATGACGAACGGAGGGACTGTGATCTGGGGCATGGCCGCATCTTACTACGGAAGGGTATAAGCAGGTGCGAAACCAGAGCTTAGTCTCTGCTCTGCCATGGATTCGAGATCGCTCACAAAGGCGCTGGCAACCCGATCAGGCGAAAAGCCTTCTGCGAATGCCTGTGTGATGTCGAATCGACTGTAACGAAAGTCGTTGGTCGTGTGCGGCCTGTTTGGAGGACCCTGCCCGTGATTGTCCAAATTACCTGTCTGGTTTCTTAGGTTATTCAGATACGCCTCAAGATTAGTTACCCACTGAGGTTTATTTTCGTTACCACCATGTATCGAAGCCATACGCTGGGAATACTGGCTATCATCGATGCTCCCCATCTCATGAAGAAGGTAGGCGACAGATTCCCGTAGGTCCTGTCCGACCTCTTTGAGAAAGTCGCCAAGCTGCCTGAAAGCATCAATGAGATCAAAAGTCTGCCCGCTGAAGGCTGTAAATAGACCAGTAATCAAACTGAAACCAACAGCAGCAATATCTAGAATTGCTCCGAGGCCCTGAAAAGCCAAGCCAATGGACAAAACAAAAGGAAACAAAAGCCCCATGATAACGTTACCGATAATGGAAATTACGTTCTGAACAAGTAGAACGACCATTCCAATAAATGCCCCCAGGATCTCAATTGCTGGCGGCAAGAGAGAAACCAGAAACACATCAACAACACGCATCACAGCATCATACATGCGGAAAAGTGTACCTGCCAATAGCACCAGAGGCGGTACAACCTCCATAAGGAACATTGTAAAAGCAGCCATATAGGTGCCTGCATTGCTCATAATGGATCGAATGATTGCAGCGAAAATGAAGCCACCAATAGGACCTAGCGCGATTCCCATCATATCAAGCAGTCCCGTAGCGATCATAGGAGCAGCGGCTGTTAGAGCTGTTCCTCCGAGATCCATTTCATGAGATTTGGCAAATCCACCAACAAACGAAGCAAGACCTCCACCAGCATGCATTAGCGGCGCGGCGAGATCCTTGAAAAAGTTGGCAACACTAGAAATGGTGTTGATGACACTATAGAACCAGAGCCTTACTTCAACTGTATGCAGTTTTAGCCAGTTCTGAGCATCGCCAAGACTTGTCGCAAAACTATCCAGCTTCTTGGCAAGCCCTTCCCCTATGAACCTGACTGCTCCGCTAAGCAACCCGGCATACTCAGCAAGAAGGCTGTTTACCCTAGTTAGAAGGTGTTTCCAGGCTTCAAAGATGGGCTCTGTAGCCGTTAGAAACATTTCATGGCGAAAGCTTGTAAGCGTGCCCATTGTCGCTTCGTAGCTTTCGCTAGTTGCGTCCATCATAGGCTTCAGCTGATTTGCAATGTTGCTGAGCACCTCAAGACGTTTGGTAACATCCATTCCACGAATCTGATCAGCACCAACCCTACGGCCCTTATATGTGGCGTACTGACTCCAGACCTCAGTCCACGATCTATCGACCATGTGAGGGCCCGTAGTCAGAAACTGCATAAGGTCGCGAGACGTCTGTCCGGCATCAATGCCGCCAGCAATACCGCCAGCTGCAAGATAGCTAGAAAGACGAACAGCTTCTCTCAGCTGCATACCGCCACGTCTCTGCGACATGAACGGAAGGCTCTGAGAAAGCGTCATGATGTAGTCGGCGCTCTCGCCAGGAAGCTGTGCGGCAAGCTGGTTGATCTCGTGCAGCACAGCTCTTGTTGTCACACGAGCCTGCTGGAACTGATCGTTGTAGACCTGGGTAAACCGCTGCGCGTGCTCGGCCTGAGTAGCACCCGGCATCGAGCGTGTGATGTCAGCGTTAATCGCAGTAATCGACTGCCCAACGTACTCATACTGGCGAAGAGAACGAGCGATGTTGTTGATCTGCTGCTCACGAGTAGACCAAGCCGCAGAAATCTCGTTCATTGGAGCGACGAGACCGCTCAAGCTCGCCTGCGCTGCCGTGGCAATGGAACCAACGGAGGCGAGCTTCATCCCCAGGTTTACAATGGCAGATGAAGCTCCCCCGTCGACATACGATGCGTAGTAGGTGAGTTGCTGGGCGAGCTCAAACATCGCTAATCCTTCGAGAAGGTGTTCTCCTCGGAAATCAGTCTATCAACTTCTTCCGTGAAACACCTGGTATCCGATAGGGGCATCGACATTGCGTCGCTCAAGGATACATGCCCGTATCGACAAAGAATAGCGATCTTCTTCCAGTAGTTCTTACGGAAGTCGGCGACGTTTAGCTTTCTTCCTGCCATGAGGACGAAAGCCCACGGCATTACACCGTGTGACCCGCCGCCGACCTGAGAAAACTCTCCGTCTCCTCCTTCTTGGGAGTATTGACGGCGCCGTAAGCTACGTTGACCAGCGCACGGCCCTTTGGACCGATCTGGGTCATGAAGCGATCGATCGAGTCATCTGCACGAGAGATCTGCAGGACCGCACCGGTCATGTCGGTTGCCCGAACAAGAGCGCTCGTGACCAGGTTATGAATCAGGATCGAGCCATCCTGACCAGCGCCAGAAAGAGCCTGCGACTCAGCGGCGTTATTCAGCTCGCGGATGGTGACATCCTTGAAGCCGACCTCAACCTGGAGGCTCTCGGGGAACGTGAACGTGACCTCAATGGGAGGCCGATACTGCGTGGGAACAACAGACATCTTCTTCCTTGCCTTTCAATCCGGAATCAGGTGAGTACGGCGCGAGCCTCAGAACAAGCTGCGTCCATCTTGACAGTGACATAGTCCGTGCGCCCGTTGGCGTTGAACGGAAAGTCACCCCAAGATACATCAGGGAATGTCACGCGGGCAACATCCCCGTTGGGCCATGTGAGAGTGCACTTGATGTTGAAGCGGGTGCCGGGTGTGCGGCGCCGGGCAACATCTACCGCACTCTGAACAAGATTGAAGATCTTATTCGAGTTGGTGTGCAGCTCCATATCGAGCTTGATCCCCTTGAAGACCGAATCCTTGCGGTTCGTGGTCTCCCCCAGGTAGCCCTCGTCCTTGATCTCCAGCTCATATGTGAACGAGAACGAGCGAATGCAGTTGATCTCCTGAAGGGGCTCCCCATCACGGATGATCATCAGCTGTACGTTCTGTCCAAGGATTCTTGTAGCCGACATTTCCTTCTCCTAGAAACGCCCTGATTTAGCGAGCCGGGCCAACTCGTCCTGCGACCTGGGCAAGGGGAGGGATCAGATCGCAGAAACCGTGATTGTGGAAGGACCAATCTCCGTCTGGAGAACGATTTCATCGAGGGTTGCAAGCATGCGAACCTTCGAGATGATGATGTGGATGCCCTTCGAAGAGAGCGAAGGGGTGTTCGCGCTCTTGTCATCCAGAGAGTAGCTCTCGATTCTCTGTGCCTCAGAGTTACCCTCCGAGAGCAGATCACCGAAGAAAGCCTCGTGCTCGCTCAGAAGCGAGTCCTTGATCGACTGACGTGCGACCAGCTTCGCCATGCGATTGCAACGAGCGGCCAGTGAGTCCTGAACAAAGTCCGCAAAGCGTCTGCGGTTGATGTTCAGCTCCGAGGTATCCAGCGAAGTGGTGATACCCGACTGGATGATCGGGCCTACGTCTCTGTCCATACGCAGTGCAGCGATGCCGTACTGCTTGAAAAGAATGTAGTCCGACATATCCAGAGTCGGGCAGCCTCTCTGATACGCCAGTACAGGCGAGAACGCCGAGGTAACCGGGTCGGCTGCCTGACCGGGGTTGTTCTCAGGAGGCAGAACCGACAGAAGTGCCGCGAGCCACGTATCGAACGTGGTATCCAGCACGCCGTCGTCGGTGGTCGTGCCGTCCGCACAAGCCAGCACGATGCCGACAGCCTCGGGAATGAAGGTACGGCAGCCGGGCCAGGAGTAGAAGATTCTATCCAGGCGACCGGCGCCACCGCTGCCACCAACACCGGGAGCCGAAGAACCGAGCACGGTTGCCTTCGACACAGTGGCAAGCGAAGGGCTGATCACCGCATTGCGGGTCAGACCTCTCGAAGAGCAGACCAGGGTGTGGTCTCTCAGCTTCGCCTGAATCAGCGAATCCTTCCGCGCCGAAGTAACTGTCGAGATAACGTTCGTCGGCGTGTCATCATGGCCAAGGGCGTCGATCGCCTCAAGGTAGCGTGCGCGGAGCAGGCTTGTGGTGGCCAAATTGGCAGCGTGAACGTTCGCATCGTAGGTGAGCGCTCCCGAAGGGTGGGTAATGCCAGCAAGGCCGCTCGTAGCGCCCCAGTAAGAGCCCGAAGCAGCCGTGGGAGTGGGGTAGGCCGCAAGAGCCGTTGCGGCGCTTACAGTAGCCGTCAGCGGGCGCGCAAGCACAGTGTAGCCGCCAGCCTCGGAAAGCTGGTGAGCGCCGCCAGTGTCAGCATCCGTGCCCTTGTGGATTCTGTATGCCAGTGCGGAACCAGCAGACCAATCAACACGGTCATCGAAGCTAGCGCCAGAAAGCTTCTGGCAAGTAATGGTGAGCGCGTCATCAACGCTGACCACACGAAGGCACCCAGCACCAGCGCACAGAAGGTTCTGGCTTGCCGATGCAGCGTTCAGGCTTCCAGGAACAACGATGTCACCTTCGGCAACACCATCAGTTACAAAGCTGCCAGTTGCCCGAACGATCGTTACCGTGGGCGAAAGGTGCGAAGTGAAGCTCGAAACCTCTGTGGTGCCATCAACGCCAGTCGACTTGGGAGCCGAACCTGTGAAGATGATGTCCTGAGCGATCTTCACGCGGTTAGAGCTTGCCCGCACCTCTGTGCCAGAGGGGACCTTTACGCCGACCACAGGGCTGATCGGAACGATGCTGGTTGCGCTGGTGTTCGTCGGAAGCTGTCGCCACAGGCGAATCGCATACTGCGTGGTCGATAGAGGACGAATCAGGTCAACAGCCTGGCAGATCAGGCGAGCGAACTTCTTGTTGCGGAGCTCAACAAAGAGGTTGCCCATCTCTGCGCCAAACACGCCGAGCGTCGAATCGAATGGACCGATCTTGTCCAGAAGATCCGCGCCGCCGTAGACCTCTTGCGGGGCGAGCTTCGAAACAACAACGCCCGACGAGTCTACAGTGCACGCAGAGCTCATGTTGGCCGCTTCGCCAACGACAGCCACAACGCCGTAGCTCGCTCCCTGCACGCCACCCGGAGAGCGCTGGTCGACAATGACCACGCCTTCGATTGCCTGAAGCTCTTCGACACCAGGCATGTAGTTGTATCTGCGAATGAATCCTGCGCCCACTGCGCACCTCCAGAGTGTTGAAAGCTACGATAGCTTTGTTTAGGTCACTTCCACAACAGAACGCGGAACCAAGCGAGGAATCCTGAACAGGCGCACATATGGCCAGCGAACTTCGACACGAACACCGACCTTGCGGTACCGTCTCATGTTGTCAGAATCGTTGTCCTCGAACTCTATTTGCTTGAGAATGTATGCTGCGCGCACATTGTAGTAGTGGGGAAGCTCCAGCTGGAATCCGTTCTGAAACTCAACTGGATTGAAAGCATCTTCCATCATCGCGACAAGATTTGTTCTATGATCGGGCTCGTTTGCCCAAGCATGAACAAGTAGTGATGCTTTGCACTCGCCCATCTGAATGAGTGTGCAGTCTTCGATGTCGTTTTCGACGGTGTAGTAAGGACCGATGGATCCTTCTTCCTCACCGTAGTCGACTTCACCTTCGATATAGACACAAGCACCAGGATAGTTGGCAAGGTCTTCTGGCTCTGCTTTGTGCTCTACAACTGTCTCGAAGCGAATGTGCTGACCGCCCGACACGGGGAATTCCAGAGTCTCAAGATAGTCTTTGAGACCAAGAACAGGTGCCTCCGCTGCCGAACGAGTTCTATTGATCGTTGGCAGTGTACGAGAGCTTCTCTCTGTGATGAGTACGGAAGACATTAACGTCTGTCCCATTCACGTCTGGGAGCTACCCAAGACTCTTCTGGATAGCCGTAAACCGCAGCCGCGATATCTCCCGCTTCCCATCTACCGTAACCGTGATTTCGCGCGTGGGCGTCTCCCCTGTTTTGTGGGTTATTAGTCCATCTGCCGCCAGCATCTACGGCATGCATAAGCGATTTGTGTGTAGGTGCGCGGGACATTTTGGCTTTACTTTCGCCAACGAGAATGGCAAACGAGCTGTGATCCGAACCGGAGTTTGGTCCGCTGTGGTTGAAGCTGTGGAGGACGTTGGTCTTCCCACGGTTGAAGAGACGCGCGATCATCGAAGGCTTCACACGTTCCTCCTTGAGCGCGACGCGGGTAGCCTTCGATCCGATCTCCTGGGCCTTCACCCAATAGGAACGACGGACAGTCCCATTCTTGCCCTTAACCGACTTCGCAACCTTCTTTAGACCTACTCTGTTCACTTCTTCATCTCCTGTTCTGCCAAGCGCACTCTGGCTTCCATGATACGAGCCATGAAGATGCCCTTGATGCGGTTCATGGCTCTAGCAACAATCTTTCGCTTCAAGAATCGCATGTGCTTACGGCGATTGATAGCGATGGTTAGAAAACGGGCCGCTGCTTTGTCGGATAGATAGCCGTTACCATTTGGGTTTGAGATCTTGATGCCCTTGCGCATCATCCATCCCTGGATTTGATCACGACCCACAGGACCGATCTTGCCTGATGTGCCTTTGACACCTTCTTCAGCTGGAGCCGCATGAAGCTGTGTGTTGTAGACAGTAACTGTGTTTTCTTTCTGAGAGAAATCGATCTCCCAGCCCTTTAGAAGCTTGCCAGTGTCGTTAGCTCCGACCCTGCCATTTGCAGATGCCGGAGGAGCATCGAGAGTTCTTGCCCTGAGCACAGGAATAGACTGGGTACCAGCGAGGCGCATGGCTTTGATCATGGCGGTAGAGAGGTTCTTAGCGAGAACCTTTTCTACCTTCCCAAGGTCTTTCAGCTTTGTCTCGCGCTTGTAGCTCACGTCGGGTTGCCCTCAGGATCTCTATCGGAACCTGCTCTCACAAGTCGAACAGTCCACTGGAGTCTTGTTGCTTCGTACGAGGGAATGCCCTGCATCATGAAGCGGCGGATCTTGGACTTCGGATCTCCACGAGACAGTCTTACTTCCCAATAGATTGTATCTGTCTTGGGAAGCTCAGAGCCATCTAGCTCTCTGCCAAGGAGAAAGTTCTCTGTATATCGAGGGGAGATCTCTGTGATGGATAGCCCACCGACTTCATCCATGCCCAGATCCTGCAGCTGAAGCTGCACCGAGCTGATTGGCTCGATCTTCGGAGTTGGAGTCAGTTCTCGCTCCTCTAGGATCTCCTCGACTCCCTGGCCTCTTCTCTTCCCGCTCCAGCGAGTTCTGATAATGAACACCCTGTATGGTCTTGCACCGAGGTCAGATGCGATCTGTCTCAGGTCATCGATGCAACCATCAAGGAAGTCACCAAGGAGAGTATCCTTGTACTCGCTATCAGGAATGGGTCTGGCGCTGCCCCTGGTCATCGAGAGACCCTGACGTTCATCGAGGAGCCCTTGAAGTGAGATGCGTATGGGTAGTAGGGAACGCCGAGCTCATCGGCGAGTCTCTCTGCCCAGTAGACATACTCCCTACGAAGAGCATCTGTAGCGCTCTCGCCCCCCTTGTTAGGTCTCATCTTGATGTCTCCTACCGACTCTACAGTCAGGTAGCAGGCTGCCTTGATCATCTTCTGCTCAAGGCCATCACAGACACCAAGAAGCTGTCTTACGCGAGATGCGGAGTGCTCCATCAGGTGATCCATTGCTGACTCGACGAGGAACGAGCCCTGGACGTTGATCACCTGACCGAACATGTAGACAGAAGGGTTGGATGTACCAGGGAACCCAAGGTGAGTTCTGACTCTGGCCTTCTCTTCCTCTGTAAGAAGGAAACTCATACAACGCCCTCCATCGGTACCTTCTGATCCTTGCAAGCCTGGATCAGTTCTTTGTCTCGAATCACCTTACCGGCGCGAATGGTCGTATGGCCTCCGGCCCATCCGATTTTTCGATCTTCCAAGATGCGATAAGCAGGATAGACCGGCTCGATTGTCTTTGGAACATCAATCGGAGGATCAATGGTGAGGATCGTCTCTTCGTTGATCTGAAGATCTGGATGGACCATTTCCAATGTAGCTGGCTCCTCCTGCCCCTCGGCGGTTCGAGAGAGCGAAGAAAGAGCCAACTTGTCGGGGATTGGTGTGTACTGAGAGGCGTGACGCTTATGCCGGGACATGAAAGTATCCTAGCATAAGATGGATCAGGCAGGCTCGCCGTGAACCAGCGTGGCGAAGCGCTTGATGCGGGCGTTGGTACCCGGAGCGCAGGCGTCGGTACGAACCGGCCAGTCGCCCACGAAGCGCCAAGACACCGAGACCATGTCCTGGAACTTGTTGAGCGGAGCGCGCATGATCAGATCGATGCGCTGGGTGTTCACTTCGATGCCGTTGTTCGACACCTGAAGCTTGCCCATCTTACCAACCAGACCCGCCTCCGAGAGGTACTGCGAGCCGTCCTGGTAATACTCTTCGATACCGCCGAAGCCCGAGAAGAGCATGCGGTGCACCGGGCTACCCGAACCCGTGCCGTTGTTCGTGAGCTCAGGCGCAAAGGCGTCTGCCTGCGAGAACGTTGCACCGTCGTATGGGTACACCGTGTGAAGCTGCGGAGCCTCGTTGTTGCGAACGAAGACACAGTTCAGGAACGGACGGCCCATCGCGAAGTCGTGGTACATGTACGACGACTCCCAGGTACCCATCAGCGCGCGCTGAAGCTCGGTGTCGCTCATGATGGCCGCTTCCGATGTCGGACCAACGTGAACGTGGTAGTTGCCATCCTCGTGGCGAGGCACGTTGTTCTTGCGGAACCGCGTGACCATCGTACGGATGTCAGCCAGGCGAGGAAGGTCCGCCGCCGAGATGTCATCCACCTTGTTGCCGCCACCGACCCACACCACCTCGGAAGCGTCCCACGCCTTCACGTAGTCACGGTCCGACCAGGTAGCGGCAGCCGACAGAGTCAGCGTGCCGGGACCGACCTCATCGCCCGTGGTATCCGCCGTAAAGCCGACCACCGAAGCCGCCATGCCCGCGATCGAGATCGTCAGAGGATTCGACGAGCTCACAGGCGAGAACCGTACACGAGAGCCTGTCGAAAGGTTCGGGTTACGCGCCTTGGTAAAGCCATTCAGGCGCTTCACCCTTAGCGAGGTCGAGCTCGAACCGGCACCGTTGGCAACCGTCCAACCCGACTCCGCAGCGTTGTGCATACGAGCACGAACGAGGCGGTTCAGGGTCTGCCCGGCCTGAAGACCGAGCTTGTGCGTGTTCTGCATCATCAGGTCGACGATGGCGAGGACACGGGTCGGCATGTGGATCTCAACGCTCTTGCCGTAAGTGTTGAGCTGCGTCTCCCACTGCTCCAGGGGATAACTCGCATTATCCGGATCCTGGCCGGGGCGCAGGGGCGTGCCGTCGGGGGTCATCAGACCCGAACCGGTGGCAATGTAGGTGTCACCGGCCTCGTTCGGCCATGGCTTCGCAGTTACGTCGCCACGGTAAACAAGGTTCGGGAACAGCGCGTCGTGGAAGGCTCTCTCCAGAAAGCCTTCCTGAACGACTGCGCGAACCTCAGGGGTCTGGATGATCGTCGAAAAATCCGGCACTGCTTCTACTCCTGATCAGTCGAATCTCACTGAGACCCGATTACACGTACTCTGCGGGGTTCTTGATCCCCATTGCTCTGAGCCGATCAAGATAATCCTTGCGGCTCATACTGGTTGCCAACTGCGGAGCGGACTGGCCCGCCTCTGCATCTGCGATCACCTTGGAGCTGGGTGCCTTACCAGCGTTGTCCGCTGGCGAGGAACTCACGTTGACCTCCTGGACCTCCTTCGCCTGCTTTGTCTCCATTGCAGCGCGGAAGAGGCTCGGCTTGGCCTTCGGGAGCTCATCCTTGAACCAACGTTCAACATTGAACGCGGCTCGCTCCTCCGTCGAGAGTCTCTTGACCTTCTTGTCGAGAAGACTCTTGGCGTGATCAATGTCGTCACCATTCACACCGGCCTCGTAGGCCAGCGAAGAGATCTCCATGTCGCCCTCAAGGCTAGAGATCTGCCCGCGGAGACCGCGGATGGTGTTGGAAAGCTTGCGGTTCTCGTTGCGCAGGGCCTCAAGCTCATCCTGCATCTTCGCTACCCGCTGGTCATCCTTCGGTGGCCTTGCACCACCGCGATTGACCTTCTCGAACATCGAGTCAACGTCAGCAAACCCGAGTTCCTGAGCGCGCTTGTTGTAGGTGTCGAGAAGCGACACACGACCGGCATCCCGATCATTCTGCCGCTTCGCAGCATCCTTCTTGTTCGCCTCAACAACCGCAACCGAAGGCTTGGTTCTGCGCGGCTTCTCTTCCGCTGCCTGAACATCAGGCTCCGCATCGGGCACTACCGCGTTGATCACGTCGGCAGCATCACCCTCTGGGGTGCTGATCTCTTCGGTCTCGATGTTTACTTCGTCAGCCATTGTTCAACTCTCCCTTTGCCAGTAACGAATCAGATCAGACAGGCGACTGCCAGACCGTGGTCATGTCCACCGCAGAGCGGGGCACATACTCAAGAATGAAGGCCGTCACGGTCGAGGGGAACGTGATGGTCGTGCCGTCATCCGAGATCAGCGCAAGCCCCACATTGGCGCCTGCCGTCGGGCTCACCTTGGTGCCGCCAGCGTCCGTCATCGCATACGAACCAACCGAGTTGGCCGTACCCGAAGCCGTCACGCGGAGGGTCTTCACAACCGAGATCGGAGGAAGCAGGTCGGAGGCAACGCGCTCAAGACCAGTGATCGAGCCAGCGTTGGCCGCATCACGGATCGTGGTCGACGTGATGTCGAACGAGGCCGCTGCCGTCAGGCCAGTAACAGTCAGCTTCACAGCTGCATTCATGTTACCGAGCTTCATCTTGGCGAGAGCAAGACCAAGCGTGTTGAGGTTGCCCTTGTTCAGGATCTGGAGGAGCGTTACGTCCGCAGTCGTGGTTGCCATGTTCCTATTTCTCCGTGATCAGGCCCGCTCGGCGAGCACGATGTAGACTTCAGTTTCCGTGTTCGCCAGCCTGGTCAGGTCTAGCGCCGTGATGTTTACGCTATCTGAGCGCAAGACAAGGATGGGGTCAACAGGTATCGACTGGTTGGTACCATCAGAGCTGGTGATTCTCACACGAATCTTCCCGCCTACTGCACGCACAGACAGGAAGTTTACGTTGGATAGACCACCGAGATCGACAGACTGCACACTGTCAGCAGACAATGTGTACTTAGCAGCCAAGTCAGAAGTGACCGTCATCCTCTCATTGATTGATGTGAGGATTGTTGGCTGACCAGAGACCATTCCCTGCTGGTTACCTACCGAAACGCTGCCTTGGAGCTCTAGTGTCTTGTAAGCCATGATGTTCCTTATGAGAGCTGGCCAGCACGCCAGAGCCAAGCACCAACGAGAATAGGCTCTACTTCTCTGATGTGTTCTTTGAGAGCCTCAGACACCGCGATTGCTTCCTCGGCAGAGATGCCAGTAAGAAGCTCAGGAAGACCATCAGACCAATCATCGAGGATCTCAACGATCTTGTCGGCATCCTCTTCTGGCAGCTCCTGATCATCTGACAGAAGCAACACTGGATTCATCGAGTGGAGTTCCTCCTCGATTTGGTCCAGATGGTTGTCAGCAAGAGTGATGATGTTCTCCAACTGTTCCGGAGTCTTATCCCCGAGTCCGCCCTTGATCTGCGGGTGTCCGATCTCCGGGGGGACCTCTTCCATGGGAACAGGATCTTCCTGGGATTGATAGCCGCTCCCACGGGTCTTGATCCAGTTCTCCATGTTGACAGTAGCCATTACCAGTCTTCTCCGGCTCGAATACGCTTCGCTAGCTCAATAGCTGAGAAGGTATCGTAGTCGTCTCCGTCTCCAAGCACAAGATCTCCCGAAATCGACTCATTGATGATGTGCTCAATGGCTTCGTCAGCGCCTTCAACCTTGTGCTCGTTCTTGTGCGCATCGAGCGCATGCATGTACTTCTGCTTCATCCCTGCCTCACTCTAGATAGCCTTCTACGGGCGAAAAGCTTATCAAACTCTCTTGCGATAGGCTCGAAATCCTTGTCGGACCACTGGGCATCGTAGCCGTGTCTTTTCCAGGCCCTGCCGTATGCCGCAGTTTCCTCATGAATTTGCTTAGATCCACGAAGACCGATGTATTGGGCGTAAGATCGGGCAAAGAGTTCCGGGCTCATTAGAAGGTAACCGGTTAGGCGCTGGCCGTGTTGATCGCCCTCATCTCGGTGCTCATCTGCCTTCTTTACCAGGTTCTTGACAGCTTCTGATCTGTAGATGGCATTCATTACGCCAGATAGTTCTTTGGAACGCTTTACAGTTCCAAGGCCGTGCATGCCGTAGCTTCCATTACCAAACAGATTGTGATCAAGGTAATGTCCATACTCATGCGCAATAGTCGATGCTGGACCGAAAGAGTATTTAGACACCTGGATTTTGTTACTCTGATCCAAGTGGTACATCCCATTTGCACCACCAAGACTTCCAGTTACGTGGAAGTCTGCCTTTTTTATATCTGCCGGAACGCCATGCACCTTGGCGATGGCGTCTAGCGCGTGGTGAACGCCTTTGTTAGCTTCCCCAGCGAAGATCCAGCCTTCGTGTACATCAGACCGCTTACGGGGATCTACAGGCTGGGATGGCTTGGCCTTGACGAGATTGCCCGACTGAAGGCGCAGGACTCCATCTCTGGCAAGGCCAGGAACATCGTTGGCCTTCCAATACGCACGGCGAACAGAACCGCGAGCGGTCTGCGCCATGACGTACTCGCGATGGAGTCTCGAACGGTCCATTACCTGGTGTAGTGATGCGAAGCGATAAAACCCGCTGTGTGCGCAATGCCGCTTGCAACTGTTGCTCCGGCAATTATCCCAAATCTAGATCTTTGGGACATTCTTCCCATATCTCTTTTGAAACTCTTATTTCCAACTGCGACGTGACCAAAACCGGCTTGTGTGGCCAAAACTGCTGCGGCAGACTTGTTAAGACCGACACCTCTGTGAACTAGTTGATGGTTCACAACGCCAGAAGCGGCTCCACCAATCAGAGAAGCTACAGCAAGTTTGCCAGCGTGCTTCTTAACAAAGTTGCCAGTAGTCATTGGCTTGTTGGCCGCTCCCTGCGACTTGACCCAATAGGATCTGCGCACGGTGCCCTTCTTGCCGCGAACGCTCTTGGTGACCTTCCTGAGTCCTGCCCTGTTTGCCGTTACCTCTTCAACCTTCCATGGAGCCACTCGGCCCCTCTTGCGATGTGTGGAGCCGCATGCCTACCAGCAACAAAGCTTCCTGCGTGACCGCCGAGGAAGTTACCGAGAGCGGCCCCAGGGGCGCCCCCTACAAGACCGCCAATGGCTGTACCGGCCACACTACCAAAGTGACTGCCTACGTGGCTTGCAGCGGCTTCGCCGCCTACGCTGGCCAGATGCCTGCCAAGGTCGGCACCGACGCCCTTGCGCCAGTTGGTTGCCGCTCCTGGAAGGTTCCTGACACCTGCTCTGGCACTAGTAGCAGCGTTTCCTGCGGCGCCACGAGCTCTATTCAGGACATTGCGAGCGGTGTTCGCCGCGTTGTTCGCATGAGTATCCATCTGCCGGTTACTCATCCAACCAATCTTGGCCATGTGAAAAGCATCGTGAGCACGTTCGCCCATGCTGGCGTTCTGTCCTGAGTGCTTGTGGACATTCAAAGCAAAACCAGCTCCGCGGGCCGCGCCTGCAATCTTGTTTCGGTTCAAGTACATCATACCGCCGAGCACTGCGGCGCCCGCAATCTTGCCAGCGTTACGACGGAGAAAACCCTGCTGGTGCGGTCCAGCGTTCTGCATGGTCTTGGCCTTTGGATTGGCCTTGACCCAATAGGAGCGGCGGACAGATCCGTGCTTTCCCTTGACGCTCTTTGTGACTTTTCTAAGACCAGAGCGGTTCATCGCTTTGCCTTCAGTCTACGAGAAGCCGCTCCGGCAATGCCTAGAGCAATGTGCTTACCCGCAATGGCGCCAACTGCTGCACCGGCAAGACCTCGCTTGCTGGCCATGCTTGGTCTGCCGCGAGAAGCGAGCTTTGCTCCAATGACGCCGCCCGCAACTTCGCCGAAGTGCTCTGTAAGTTCCTTGCCCGCATCCGACTTTAGAAACTTGTGAGCGCCCGACTTCACCTTGTTGAAGGTTGCAGTCCGGGCCTTCTGAGTCCCAAAACTCCGATGGAAGGCATCGTGAGCGTGTGTTGCCAGGGTGCCGTGCTTCTTTGCGGCCTTCCCATAGCCTGTCGAAGCGCCCTCATGGAAAGCATGGAAGCGTTCCGACAAGCTCTTGGGGCCATTCTTCAGAAGCTTAGAGTGTGCCTTCTGCCCACCTGCCAGAGCACCACGTAGAGCGTGGCGGTTGCCGTAAGCAACACCGGCCAAAACGGTTGCTCCGACAGCGCCAGCAATGAGCGCCTTGCGGTGGTTGTGCGCAAAGCTCTTTACTGCTTCTGTAGAGCGAACCCAATAGGATCTACGAACAGTTCCGTGCTTTCCGCGAACTGTCTTCGATACCTTTCTAAGACCGGCGTGCGCCACGATTACCTCACTCTACGGCCGACAGCTCTTCCGATGCCTCTGCCAATCATGGCGCCAGCAGCGGCACCACCGGCCATACCGACAGTTCCGAAAGCACCGGCACCCCGAGCGGCGACATGCCCATACATGCCCGCAAGCTTCCCAGCGTTGCTCTGGACAAAGTCGCGGTTATGCATTGGGTTAGACCAGCGGTCGTGCCCTCTGAACTCGCTCATAATGCCCTTGTGAGCTGTATGAGCGCCAAAGACAGCACCAGTCACTGCTCCTACAGTTCCGCCAACCGCGGCGCCTGCAACAGCACCGAAGACGGTTCCGACTCTAGCCCCTTTGGCTTCGCCGGATACAGACTTCAGCATTTTTGCATGACCGGGCTTCTGGGCGCCCGAAGACACCCAGTAACCACGTTGGATCGTGCCGTGCTTTCCTTTAACGGATTTTACGACACGGTGCTTGCCCGATCTGTTCATGAATCAGCCCCCAGCGAGCCAGGCAGCTCTGCCAGCCGCATGGCGGACGCCAGTACGAACGCGACCCGCTGCGCGCTTGCCTGCATTGGCTACGCTGGTAGCAGCACCGCGACCGGCATTGGCAGCATCGCGTCCAACACGCTCGGCGGCAGCGCCAAGCTTGTGTACGCGAGCAGCATCCGCTGAAGCGCCCATACGCGAGCCCACTAGAGCGCCAGCGGCGATGGCTTCAGCATTGTGCCGAAGGCTTAGGTGCTTTCTAATGCCCATAGCGCCTGCCATCTTATGGGCCATGTGCATGCCCTTAACCGCACCAGCGATCTTCGAGCCATGTCTTACACCGAGATACGCCGCACCTGCGAGAGCCGCTGCACCCGCGATCTTGCCCTTGTGCCGAGCAACAAACCCGCCCGCAGCCTTGGCAGCGCCCTTCACAGCACCGGTTGCCTTGACCCAGTAGGAACGGCGGACGGAACCCTTCTTGCCCCGAACCGTCTTGGTAACCTTACGCAGTCCTGCTCTATTCGCCATGTGATCTCCTGTTCGGAAACTATCACTGGGAGAAGACTACGTAAACTAAAGATCAGAGCTGAGCTTCTTCCAGTTTGATTCCTCGGAAGAATGCTCTCTTCTGTTTGATCTTTGCAACTACTGTCTTTAGCCCTGCAAACCGATCAAAGAAGAAATACTGTATTAGCCACAAAGCGAGAGATACTCCTAGCTTTTCTGGCATGTGAACCCTGAGAACTTGCTCAGTTCCAGGTACTGTTACGTAGATTTCGATCATGTCTCCGATCGAGAAAGCAGAGACTTCTACGTAGCCATCTGTCCTGCGAAAAGGCTTCATCTAACTTTCCCCTGATGCCTGAATGCCTGCAGAAGGGCCGATTCTGCGGCGCTCTTCGACTTAGGACTATCGCGACGCTTGTGCTGGAGCTCTATTTCTGGGCCGTAACTCATCCAGATGACTTCTGTACGAGCTCTCTCGGCCGTTTCTGTCTTGGCTGTAAGAATACAGTGGTACTCGAATTCAACCCTGCGCCAGTCTTTATAGAGTTCCTGGTACGCCTCGCAATCATAACCTGAGATCGCAACAAGAGCGCCCTGCCTGACGGCCTCTTTGTGCGCATCTGCGAGCTTGCTGTGGTCCTCCTCGGTCATTTCCATGGAGTAACCCTTGTCTTCTCGCCTCGTTGAAGGGTGATATGGAGGGTCCGAGTAGATGAAAGCTCCCTCTTTACCGTAGTATTCAACGATATTTCGGCCGTCATCGTTGTTGATTTCGACCTTTCGAAGGTACTCAGCGTAAGCAAAGAGGTTATCGGCCTTGTCAACAGAGGAACCTGTGATGTCTATACCAACAGCACCCCTTCGCCAACCAATCGAGGGCTGTTCCACTGCTCCGAAGTTCTGATGCTGCCTGACCCACACTCTGCGAGCCAATTCGAGCTCGTCGTCAGGGTCTTCCGCAGAGTTTCTGCATGCTCTCTGCTCATCAAAGGCAAAGGGAGTGAGCTGTAGAAGCCTTCTGAGCTCTTCCGGTCGCTCTCTTAGTACCTTAAAGAAGGTGACAATGCCCTTGTTGCGGTCATTGATCACTCTCTGAGGATAGAGATCGCGAGGAATGGCGTAGAAGACCGCACCGGAGCCGAAAAAAGGCTCGACATAGCACTTCGGACCCACTGGAAAGTGGCTGATGAGCTTGTCTGCAATGCGATTCTTCCCGCCATACATGAGAATGGGACTTTTCATCAGATGGCACGGCGGCGTGTGCGACGAACCGGAGTTCCCGCAGGAGGAGCGTGCTTGGGAGTCGTTCCACCGCCCGCTCTGGATGCATTCTTAGCAATTTCATCCTTGGTATGGAAGTTACCCTTGGAGTCATAGCCACCGCCACTCTTGGTCCGTTTCGTAATGTTGAAACGTTCCTTGGCCTTGATCGTGGCTCTGATAGAAGTCTGCCTTCCCTGAACACCCTTGGTCTTGATCTGCTCGCGCTCCTTTAGGATCTTGTTGACCCTGGACTCCATATCCACGCGAGTCGCAGCAGTGTGACCGGCAGCTTCCTTTAGGCGGCGCATCCTTTCGACATGGCTCTTCTCACGAAGAGCTTCCTTGTTGGCATTCACAAGGTTGTCCCTGTGCTCCATTCCCTTCGCGTGCTCAGTGTTCTTCTGAGTCATGCGACGGTCGATTTCGCCCTGCGCAGCCTTGTGAATATGGTCGCTATCAGCGCCGCCATACTTCTGCGCCTGCGCAGCAACTTCACGAAGGTGCTGATGGCTCATGTGATGAACCTCGGGATCGCCGCGACGAACCTTTGCAACGTTCTCGAAGATGCGCTGATCGTTCTTCAGGGCTGACATGTGGCTCTGGAAAGCCATATGAGCGAACGTCATCAGAGTTCCTTTAAGGAACCCGCCCTTACTGAAAGACTTCGCAGCACCACGACGCAGAAACTCATCGATACCCGTACCGACAGCAGCACGCGCTGTCGCACGACCCGCATCAGAATGTACGTAATCTCTGACGCCGGGCATATTGCTGTGGAGCCCGCTATGGTCAGTCCTGTTCTGATTGACCCAATCGTGAGCGCTCTTTACAGCATGCGAATGAGCGAAGTTCTTGATGTGCTCGCTGAAAGCCATGGGCGCATAATCCCATAGAATAGGTTATTTGCGCCAGCCAACAGTGGGCTTGTTGGCCGGTGGTCCCCTGTCGATCACCACAACAACCCAGTCAGGGTGCTTCGCAGCGGCCCTCTCAGCACCTGGAGCGCAGACAGAACAGGCATAGACCTCGTTGATACGAAGGAACACTCCGTGCCGGTTCCTTAGCCGCATCTGCCGGTAAGCCTCACTATTCTCCAGCGCCAGGATCTTCAGGCGAGGATCGCGCTTGAGCATCTCGTCTTCCTCGGCAAAGCTGCGAAGGGTAATGGCGGGAGGACCTCCGCAGCCCTGGCACTTCGCGCCGATCGGAAAGCCAAGTTCTCTATGAAGCTCCTGGAGATCTATTTGTCCCATCGTACCTTCTTCTCTCTCTTCGGAGCCTGAATGGCGTACATCGCCAGTGCCTTGGCTCTCTGAACTACTCTAAACAGAGGAATCCCGCTTCCGCGGACCATCGCTACTTCGAGGATGTTTGTCGAGACCATTTCCTTGAGCTGCCTGTCGGTGCACCCGAGAAGGCTTTGCAGCTGGGGAAAGGTCAGCCACTCATCTGGCGGAACAGCAGCATCGACGAGGCGATAACGTAGCTTGTAAGGTCCATCGACAAAATCGCGGTTAGCTGGATTAAGGTCAAGGTAGCCAATGGGTTGAAAGGGAGTCTCGTCATTCTGAATCCTCTTGCCCCTTGGCTCATTCGACCAAACTGGTCTGCCGTTGATGATTAGTCTGGAAGACACTGATCAAGTGTTCTACTCTAGCTGGAACAAGTCAAGGGAGTTCTCATGCTAGTTCTTGGTCTCGACATCGCAATGACGAACATCGGTTGGGTAGTCGTTAAGACAGGCGGAGCCCATCCGGTCCTAATGAATGCGGGAGTCATCCATACAGAAAAGCTCGAATCTGGGGAGAAGATGTCGGGCACGATCGATGGAATGGAGCGGTCCAAGAAGATCTATCGAGAGCTCGAATACGTAATCAGGTCCTCTAGACCTGACCTCATCGTGGTCGAATCTATGAGCTGGCCTCGTAACGCGTCGAGCGCAACTAAGATGGCGCTAGCTTGGGGAGCCTGCTCAGGAGCGATTGAAGCTGTGGAGTTTGGGCAAAGCGACAGGTGGCGTCCGCCTGTGATCGAGGTTGGGCCCCAGGCGATCAAGCTTGCGATGGCCAACGATCGGTCAGCCACCAAGCTTCAGGTCGAGAATGGGGTCAAGTTTTTGATTTCTGACCCGAAGCACGCGGAGGAGATTGTTTCGCGGGTGAAGCCTGCTTCCCGGCGGGAGCACTGCTGGGACGCTTTGGGGGCTGTGCTGACTTCTTTGAAGACCCAGAAGTACCAGCTTTTGGCGGCTGGTCACCGATCGGCTTCTTCCCGTTAGTCGCTCCGGGTTCCTGTCCCGGATTCTCTTCCTTCTTGTCGTCTCCCCCAATCGCCATGTTGGCTGCCTGAGGGCTTGTCGCTGCTGTCGAAGCAACGTAGAGCGAGGTGTACTTCGCCTTGTACTGCGTGGTCGTGAGGTCACCATCAGGCAAAGCGCCAAGGCCGAGAGCCTTCTCACGGTACTCGTTGATCGTGATGATCCCAGCGTCCAGAGCTGCCTTCCAGGTGGCCGGATTGGATGCGCTTTCTGGGACATCCGTGGGGGCCGCAGCGCCATCCTCGCCATCAGCAGTTGCTCCGCCAGCGGCAGGATCGGTAGCGCCCGCAGCACCCCCGCCCTGCTCTGCGTCGGCTGCCTGCTCGTCGAGTGAAGCCTCCTCTTCCTCTTTCTTCATAGTGTGGATCTCCTTGATAGGATCCAAACCAAGAAGAGTGGCTACGTACCTCTTAATACTCTGGGCAGAGACAAGTGTAGAATCTTTGGCGCTCGTAGCGAACTGGATGGCCGTATTGATGTCGTTGTAGCTGGGCCTGTAATACTCAGGCCACTGAACATCACAGATAGTTCCCTTGCCGAGAGAACGAGGAACTTCCACGGTATCGCCATCGCCCTGCTGGACTACCCGCGGCGGAACATAGATACGACCGCGAACCAGCGTGCCATCTTCCAGCTCCCTAACAGAAGTGTACATGCGAACGGCTGTCAGAAGCTTCTGGCAGATTCGAACCATTGCAGGCGCATACTGTTCGCGGAGAGAGTCTGCCCGCTCCAACATCGAAGAAAAGATTCTCTCGATCTCGGTAGCTGTCTTCTCGCCGCCATTCTGGAAAAGAATGTGATCCGGAACGCACTGAGCCAAGCGGTAGACCCGGTCCTCAAGTTCCTTCATCACTTCGATACCTGCTCTGGATCCTGCTCCCTGCAGTTCGAGGTACGTCGCTGAGCCCCCCTGATCCAGTCGGATTGCATGATCGGAGCCCTTCTTGATTTCTCCTAGGGTTTGGTTGGTTGTCAGGAGTAGCGTCGGGTCACAATTGGCCGATGTACCAGCATAAACCTGTGTCAGGATCGCATCGATCGCCTGTACGGCATCATAGCAACCGACACAGTCCGGCTCTCCATCAGCCTCATCGTCATCCTTGATGTTCTGGACCCACTCATAGGGATGAAACCCTAGACCGTGACGAACCGTGTTCCGCTGGATGTAGTCCCAGTCGGGCATCTTGCTCCTGCACTTCACGGGAGCCCAAACAGTGTCCGTCTCGGTATCGATTACCCTTCGGTACCAGTACCAGACGTTCTTCCACTTCTGGCTCTCGCTATCCCACTCCTCTTTCACATAGGTGTAGGTGATGGTGAGCTTCTTCAGGTCTGTATAGCCGCGACCTACGAACTCCGGAGTCACCCATCGGGGATCCAAAGCTTCGAAGGTGGCAACCCCATTGATGAAGCGGAAGCCAATGCAACCGCTGCCCATGGCGCCACCGTGATTACGCACCTGGGTCATCGTAGGGAAGAATCCGCCCTGCTTTAGAAGAGCAGAAAGGTAGTCTTCGGTCTGCTGATCCCCAGGAACAGCGATGCGGGGCTGCTTTCTGTTCGAGAACAGGAGCCCTGTAAACCGAGAGATAATGTTCCTTACGATACCGAGCTGAGCGACCGGTCTACGGAAGTCTCTCGGTACCCCCTCGGCAGATGTATAGCCATCTGGAATATATCCCTGGCGGCTGACAGCATCTCTCGATCCTGGACCCAGGACAGGGCGACCATCCCAGTCAAGACTCTTTCCCTCGTGCTCTGCGACCTTGAAGAAGGACCAGAGATGACTGAGGGTTCGCTGTCTGGGGGATAGCTTGATGAACCTGGCACCGGCTTCTGTCGATCCGCCGCCATCACCAATGTCAACAGACATGGCCGCTTCACGGGCGGCATCAGGGTTCCTCGGAAGTACCATATGGGCGAAGGTACATTAACCTACTTGCATAGTCATTGCGAAACTGCTCATATGTTCTACTATCTGTACAAATGAGCAATCCCGATCCGACCGCGCGACAGAAAGAACTCCTTGTCGTTATCAGCAAGTTCGCTGAGCAGAATGGATACCCTCCTTCGCTCAGGGAGATGGCTGACATCCTTGGACTGGCCAGCACCAATGCTGTTCACGACCTTCTTGTTCTATTGGAGAAAAAGGGTCTTGTAACAGTCATCAAGAAGGTCTCCCGTGGGCTGCGTATCACGGAGGCTGGCAAGGCTTACCTCAATGGCTGATCTTCCTTGGAAGAGAGGTAAGTTCCCCAACGAGCAGGGGAAGGGCGGCAGGCCGATGGGCTTCCAGAAGAAGGTGGAAACACCTGCCAAGGAAGCCATCGAGGCTGTGCGCGAGGAGAGCCCGCAGACCTTTCCTATTCCTCCAAGAAAAGGTTGGGAGAAGCAGTATGACGCCAGAGAGAAAGAGATCGAGCGTAGAGAAGCCGAGAGTATTCTCCAGGCACGGGAGGGTCGCCTACAGGCTATCGAGCAGGAAACGGCTGTACTGCGAGTTAATCGGGCTCTCGCTCTGCGATTCTCGGCTGCGACTCTGCACCTCGTAGAGGTGACCGAAAGAGTTGCCAAGGATCTGAAGCGGAAGGTCGAAGCCGAGGATGAGCTCAGCATGAAGGATATCAGCAATATCCTGAAGCTGACCGGTTCGACCATTCACAAGGCCCAGAGCGCCATCGGTACGATGGCCAAGGTCGAGCGCTACATCCATCGGCACCCTCTTGAGACCGATGGCGTCGAGGAAGACGATCTGGCAGGTCTGGATGCTGATGGTGCTAAGCAGATTCTTACCAATCTTCACCGGAGCCTGAATGCGGCTGTGAAGAAGATTGAGCCGATCGATACCACCATCGTGGATGGGGAGACCGATGAAGATTCCGATCCTTGATCCCAAGCAGATCGAGCAACTCAGTAAGGAAGACCCTGAGTTTGCGGCTCAGCTTGCCCGCCAATACCGAAAGGCGATGATCGTTCTTGCTCGAACAGATCCATCCTGGTTCTGCCAGTATGTTCTGAAAGAGGAGCGTGGCGGTGGCCCCATCGTGCAGCATCCCGATCACGAGGAGCTGCAGCGAACCATCATGGAGTCTCCTCGTGCGGCCATCTGGACCCATCCGGGTTTTGGCAAGCTGATCCCTATTTCCTATGAGATTCCAACCACTTGCGGATGGAAGCTCATGAAAGACATTAAGGTTGGCGACTACGTTTACGGCTCAGACGGTAAGCCAGCTCTCGTGTCGTGGGTGGGCGACATTGAAGAATCGCCCAAATGTTACGAAATCACGTTCGATGATCGTGTGAAGTTCGTCGCTGGCGCGGAGCATCTTTGGCTAGCCAGACGACACACAGATCGCCTAACTGGTAAGTTCCGTGTAGTGAGCACTGAAGAGATGGCTTCTATGGTCCGAACCAAGGACAAAGAGCACAGACTTGTTTGGTGCATTCCAAAAACCGAACCCGTTGCTTATGCGGATCAAGAGCTACCTGTTCCTGCCTATGTAATGGGCGCCTGGCTCGGCGATGGCGATAGTGCCGGTCCTCATATTACCTATCACAAGGACGACCGCTACATTTACGACTTGTGCTCATCTATGCTGGATGAGCCAGGTACAGAGCGAGCTGTCAAAGGACGAGAGCACATATTCCACTCTCGTCTTGGCGGTCCCAAGTTCTCCAAAGCTCTTCGCTCTCTTGGAGTGACTGGCAAGACTGGTTGCAAGTTCATTCCTGAGATCTACCTCAGAGGATCTATTCAGCAGCGCATGGATCTGCTCTGCGGTCTCCTGGATACCGACGGCTGTGTTTACAAGCGCAAGGGGCCTACCTCGTTCATCGAGATCTCGTTCTGCGTCGAAAAGTTGGCCACGGACACCCTTGAGCTCATCAGGTCTCTTGGATTCAAGGCCAGAATGAAGTCGGAGCCTTCAAAGATCTGTGGTGTGGAGAAAGGTATCCGGCATAGGATCTTCTTCACAGCACACAGCCCTGTTTTCCGTCTTCCTCGTAAGCTCGCTCTGCAGGGTCTTGAGACTCCGACAAACTCGCAGGACAAGTACCGCTACATCGAGAAGATCGAACTTACAGAGTCCGTTCCTTCTCGTTGCATTCGTGTCGAGTCCCCGGATCACACGTTCCTTGCCACACGTAGCTACACAGTTACACATAACTGCGAAGTCAGGGGAGCCAAGATCCTTTTGGCCGATGGCTCTTGGCAGGAGATTCAGTATCTCAATACCTGGACCAAGGTGCTCACCTGGGGCGGCGGCACAGATCTCATTGAGGTTACGGCCAAGAGCAGCCCCAATGGAATGAAGCAGGTCCGAAGGATCAAGCTGTCCAATGGAGTCGAGCTCAAAGTCACCCTGAACCATCCTCTGATGAAGGACATCGGCGGATCGCTCAACTGGGTACCCGCGGAAGAGGTCAGGGTCGGTAACAGCATCGCTGCAATTCAGCGAATCGATATCAAGAACTTTGCTTCCGAAGCAGACTCTGGCGGCGACGAAGCTGAGATCCTTGGCTACTTGTTCATGTCGAGGATCCAGCGAGGAGCCGTCATTGTTCGCCGGATCACACATCCAAAGTGGGAGGAGCGTCGTAAGAACCTTTTCGCCGCTGCGGGATGGTATCTGGAACCTCATGAGAGAAACACTTATGTCGTTAGGGCATCTCCCGGTTCTGTCACTCCCAATGAGTTCATCGAGAGCTGGTGCGTTCTGGACAACGGAACGCCTGTCGACTTCGTCGCACCTGTCTGGAAGCTATCGGATCTGAGTCTTCAAAGACTTCTCACAGGGGTCTTTGTGAACGCTTTCCACAGAGCTAGGCAGGGCTGTCCGATGGCCGGGTATGTCGACGGCGGAGTACCCCTGCGTGTAGGGACAACGAGGAGGGCTGCCGTTGAGACTCTTGGAAGGCTTCTTCTTCGCTTCGGTGTTCGCTCTGTTATTGGAAGATACGAAGCGTTTCCTAAGATCGCGAAGAACCCCGGAGGTCTGTGGCTGCGTCAGAAAGAGAAGCGGGTGGATATCTGGTCGATCAAGATCACGAAGCCCGAGGTCTATCGATTCTGGCCATCGAACAACACCGTGGCTCCTGCTCCTCTCATCCAGATGCTCAAGGTCACGGAGGCGAAGAATCTCCCTGGCCATCAGGAGACCTGGGCCATCGAAGTGCAGGAGAAGGAGCACTCCTACATCTCATCTGGCGTACTCAGCCATAACACGAACCAGATCTCGATCGGCTATGTACTCTGGCGTATCGGCAAGGATCCGAACTGCGCTATCGCCATCATGACGAACACGGCCATGATGGCCAACCGTATCGTCGGAGCGCTCAAGCAGTACATCGCTCATTCACCAGAGTTCAGAGATGTCTTTCCTGATGTCAGACCTGGAGAGAAGTGGAGTGAATCAAGCTTCACTGTCACCAGAGAAACAATCAGAAAGGATCCTACCGTACAGGCTGTCGGTCTCACAGGTCAGATCGTTGGTGCCCGTCTAGAAGGTCTGGTCATCGACGACATCGACAATGTCGATACCGTACACACTCCAGAGAGTCGGGATCAGGTCGAGAAGAGAGTCAGAGAGCAGGCACTGTCTCGTCTTGATGACAACGGATGGTGCGTCGCCATCGGCAACATCTGGCATGAGAACGACTGCATGCATCGTCTTGCCTGGGACTCATCTCGTAACTGTCCCAGACCGGGTTGGGCGGCTCTCCGCTATCCAATTATCAAGTCTGATGGAGAACCAAGAGATCCTGAGAAGTTTCCTCTGGATCGTTGTTATCACATCAGAGATGTCGACCAGGGGCCATTGCAGTTTGCGAGACTGTACATGCTTCAGGCTCGTATCGATGGCGAGCAGAGATTCCGTACAGAGTGGATCGAAGGAGCGCTGAACAAGGGCATCCATCAGGTCTTGATGAAGGAAGGCATCCACAAGACACCTGCAGGGTGTCGGACGCTCACCGGAGTCGACCTTGGTATCAAGCAGAAGGCATCGAGCGATCCTACCTGCATCACAACCATCCTTGAGATCCCCAAGGCAGACAAGACCTTCGACTATGTTCTCCTGAACATCATCAAGGGAAGATGGAACGCCCAGGAGATCATGGACAAGATCGTCGAACAGCAAAGATTCTTCGACAGCGAAGTCTTTGTGGAGTCGAACGGTGGTCAGGACTTCCTGATTCAGTTGATGAATCTCGGTGGCGCCAAGTTCAAGGTCAATCCGTTCTTCACAACAAGCAAGAACAAGTTCGATCCCAGCTATGGTATCGAGTCTATCGCCGCAGAGATGGCGATGGGCCGCTGGACTCTTCCTTCGTACGACGGAACGAGAGAACAGACCGACGACGAGACCGATGAGCTCATCGAAGAGATGCTTGCATACACTCCCGGAAACCACACGGGCGACATTCTCATGAGCTTGTGGATTGCTCGCGAAGGTGGGAGAACCAGCAGAGGGAGCTCTACACCGACTGTGGAGTTCGGATCACTCAGGCTTCGGAGGTAACTTGGCAAAGCCATTCTCAGCTTTGATTAGAATGCGAAGGACTGAAGCGCAGTTCCTTCTTCTTTGTTTGGAAGCTTATGCGGAGAAGAATCCGATTGTAAGAACCAATCCGATGTTCACTCGCATCAAGCACAATCTTTCTCAGCTTATTGAATTGGGGAATTGGACATGAGCCATTGGAAGATCATCCCGATGCTGGACCACCGCGGTTGGATTCCAATGAACGAACGGGGAGTGCCCATGCCGGGGCACAGAGGGCAGGATGAGTCCAAGTGCCTTGGCTGCCATCCGTTGGCCCCATTGCCCCCTCTGCGTGCGCCTAAACCGTATGTCTCCCTTGAACCCGTAAAGCCTCCTCCTGTTACGAAGAAGAAAGAGGAAAAGGAGAGAGTGCGGAAGACTAGACAGGTGCGACCGGGAAGCATTCCGCAGCGGGAGCTTGTTGCTCTTGCCTTGGTGGAACTGTGGACCGCGAAGATGGGTCCTGTGAGCGAGGAGGACCTTGTCGTGCAGGCATGGAAGATGGATCCGAAAGGATTCGGTATGGGAACGAAGTGGACTCTCTATCCATCGGACAAGAGAGTTCTTTCGAAGATCTGCGGGGATGATGGGATCATCGCCAGGGGATGGGCGACGAGAGTTGGTGTGAAGCTGTATGTCCCAACAGATCTTGGAAGAAAGATCTGGAGAAGTTTTACAGAGCTGAAGGAGGCCGTATGATTGCGGGAAGGATTCTTGAGATCTGTTTGGGTCTTTCGCTTTTGATGATGGCATCGGCATGGGCGGTCAGGCACCTGTCCGATAAGTAGAATGAAAACTTTCCTTCAATTCTCTGCTGTCTTTCTTGTCGGCTACCTTGCGGGAGCTGTCTCCCGTTACTTGTCTGCGAAGAACAAGCTGGAGAGGTACAAGAGGAAGCAGCGAAGGAAGGATTAGTCTTTGTTCACGATGATCGTTCCGATTACGATCATCAGCATCCCCGCCAGCTGCCTTGCTCTGATTGCTTCGCCAAACATTACAGAACCGATCACGAGAGCTGCCAGCGGATAGGCAGAAGTGATCGACAGCGTCGTGATGAACTTGCCGTGTCTTGTTGCATACAGGTAGGGGATGCTCGCAACTGACAGGCTTGCCATTGTGACGAAGGACCAGGCAAGGGACTGCTTGGATACAACCAGCTCTTCTCCGCTTTTCTTTATGAGAAGATAGAAGGCTGGTATCTCGATTATGGATATGACGAGACCAGCTATGGAAAGCAGAAGAGACGAGGAATAGATCCCTTGTATCTTCGATGCTTTGCCTTCGGCGACACACCACAGACCCCAGATGAGAGCTGTGGCGACAGCAGCAAGTTCTGGTTTCATTAGAGTTTTTTGAAGGGGTACTGGCCGCGGATGTTCTTGTGAAAGAACTTTCCCTTGGAGGGAGCGGCCATCAGGAAGCGGTGGGTGTTGGGATGGATCCCGGAGAACTGGTAAAGGCCCCCGGACTTGAATTCTATCTCAAGAGATTTGGAAGGCTTTTCGAAGCCGACGCTCTTGAGGTTAGAACTCTTGACCGGGGACCTTTTCATCAGGCTGCCGCTACGAGGCCGAGATCGATCAGGACGGTGCGGATCGCATTGAGCTCGGTGCGGATCGAGGTCAGGTGCGTACCGAGGACTGTGAGGTCGATGGTAGCTGCGCCTGTCAGGGTGGGGGTTGCTGCAAGAGCGGCGATGGTCGCTGCCTGCGCAACGGGGGTAGCACCGTAGAACGAGAGCGAGGTGCCATCGATGGAGATCATCGAGCTGCCGCCGAGACCGCTCAGGATCTCAGTTGGGAAGATCGCGGCGACCAGACCATACGAGGCATCATCGTTCGAACCGGTATAGCCGGGCATGTCGATGACCTCGAAGCCGGTGGCAAACGAGGGAGCTGCCGTCAGTGCCTCGGCTCTGCTGGCCTGGCTCAGGATGATCCGCTGGCCCGATGCCATCACACCCTTGAAAGGGTACGGCAGCGTGCAGGGCTCCATGGATGTATTGCGAACGAGAATTGGCATCAGAATCTCCAGCTGGGAAAAGGTTTAGGAATTCCTGATCGGGAAGCTAACAGAGATTCTCAAACTGAACAACAGACAAGAAAAGAAGAAATGACAAGACACAGTCCTGTCACCCTCGTTGGCATACCCGTTGCTCTTCTAAGAATAAGAGAAGAAGAAAGAGAGAAGAGGAAGAAGAGAGACTTAGAAAGAACTGAGAGAGATAGATCTTAGAGATAGACTTAGTTCTGCTTGGCCGACCCGACAAGCTCACCAGACAAGGTGAGTAGACAAGGTCATGATATTTCTGTGCAAGTGATCTGAGAAATTTTTCTTTGTAATGTTGGAGCAACCTTTGTCTTCTCAATTGAGAAGACAAAGGGGTTCTTCATGATGGGAAGATGAAGAGGAGTTTGCTCCCTGCTTTTATTTACAAAGGTGTTCCGTTTTAATTCCGTGCAAGTGATCCTGAAAATATACGTTGCGCCGGTTGATGGGTGATCTCTATTTCCGTGCAAGCTATCTGTAAAAATATACTGTCGCTCGTCAGGTGGTCCCTCTCCCTCCGCACCGACCCCCAGAATCCCCCCCCCCCCCTTCTGCCATACGTTGCACTACGTTACCATATGTGCATTGGATTCTAAACTATAATCCGTTTGGTGTAGGGTAACGTATGGCACTCACTTGGGCGTGCTATATAGGCTCGCGGTAGGGCCCCCGCAGGCGCGTGGTCCTAGTCCAGCGGTGCGGGATGCTGGTAGAGTGCCCTCCCCCTCGAGGCGCTACGACGGCCCCCGCCGGGGTGCCCCGTAGAACGCTCGAGGATGCCCCATCCGGGCGCTCCTCGAGGGCGGTTGGATAGAGGATAGCGGCCGGGGGGGTCAAAGGCGCTGTAGAGGCTGCTAGGTGCCTTAGCGTTGAATTACAGTGTGGCTGTAATTATTCCAACGTGACTGAATTGCACAGAATTGCACTTGTGAAAGCCTCGCGAACTGCGCTGTAATTCACGGCATGACGAGCATCTCACCGCCGAAAACCTGGAAAACTGTACATGCTAGTTTTTTCCCATGCCAACGATGTCGGTTGCGTCTTTTCCAGTGTTGTGACGGAGAGACGGGAGAGGTTCGCAAACTGGTAGAAAACTCCATCCGGTGTTTGCCTAGTGGTGTGGTGGGCTCACCGCGAAGTGACCGACCAGGGGTACTGTGCGGCCGTCTAGTGTGCTGCTATGTGATGTTAGGTTTCTTTCCAGGGTCAGCCGTTTGGTGCCTTTCACTTCTGCAACGCGAAAGGCAACCTTGAAAGCCTAGGCAACGCATGTGCCATGTGCGAAAACCACTGGAAAAACGGGGTTGCACGGAATGGCACGGTGCTAGCTACAATGGTTGGCAACCGCGGCACCTACGGAGGGCACGGGGCGGACGCTCGGATCGGGCGCCGAAAACGGTAGGTAGGCTACCACACACAGCCAAGGGGGCGCGTAGCGCGCTCAATGCTGGAAACCCTGGGATCGGGTGTCACTTGCACACCTTATACCGCGAACGGGAGACATGCGTTCTCCCTATACCGCGAACCCTGGAAACTCCGGCTGCGAGCATGCGAGGCGCCTCTGAGGGGAAAGGGACTCATATGCAACCGAGCATGTGTGTTCACTCCCGACGGCCTTCGCACAAGTGTGCACGCTATAGCAAGCGTGCGGACGGTGCAACGGTTGTCGAGAGTGAAGCGCGGTGCGGGCGCAAGGCATACTTGTGCTCTCACGAAAGCAACGTAGGCGCGTGGGGAACGGGGATCGATCCGGCGCTCGAAAGGCGTTGGAAGGAATCCGCAACCCACGCGGGAGCGCCGAAAGCGTCCAACGTGACGCGGGATGACTTCAACGTCGTTGCGAACGTGGCGAAAGCCATTGACGCAGCGTTGACGGATGTTCCCGTAACGCGAAAGGTGCTTCTCGCTAGCTTAGACGAGAACGCTCTCGTCTACGTCAAACGAGCGCTCTCCCTTCTGGACAGGGGAACGTCGGCGGGCGCAACGCTTGTGCGCGGGGTTCCACGCGGGGGATTCGTTCACCGCGGAATCCAGCGCTCAACGCAGGACTACACAAACGCGAAGGGCGAGGAGAAGACGCGCGTCGTCTACTCCAAAGCACCCGCGGACTACGTCATGCCCATTGTGAACCGTAAGCCTTCGGGCAAAGCGGCTCGCAACGCCGTTGCGAAACCGTCGCGCGAACCCGAAGCAACGGGATTCTTTCGCTACAAGTATGAACCCGAAAGCGACTCCATTGTCGTTAAAGGTTCAAGCGCTGGCGTGCGTCTCGGCGCTCGCGTTTCCTACATGGAATCCATGTGGACGGTTGTAGGCTCTAACAAGCTAACCGTCTACCTGGAACCCTACACCGCTCCGGCGGCGTCGAGCGCCGTTCCAGGTGTGCACCGTGTTGTCATGGGGAAAGACGGCTCTCGTCGCCCTTGGATCGACGCGGTGGGGAACCTCTATCCCGAAGGCGCCATGTCGCCTATCCGGATCAGGGTTCCGAGGGCGGATATCCTCGGCGCAATCCCATGGGTTGAAAAACCTATGCGCGTCAAAGGCCCAACCCATGGCGCACGCACGGGGGACGTCGCTGGACGGCCCGTGTACGGCAACGCAGTGGACGCTTTCGCAGCGTTCATTGACTATGTCGTGAATCTCCGTCACTCGACTGGCGAGACGTTCTCCCGTTGCGCACGGTGCGGCGGCGATGCCTGCCCTTCCATGCGCGGGCGCTTCTCGCAACGTCCCGACGGGCGCTGGGAACTCTCCCGGTATGGCCGATGTCCTGCGACGTTCGACGGACCGTCGAAGGCTTCTCAAAAGCATTCCAAACGGTGCGTCGCGCCTCGCGTGGCGGAGGTTCTCGTCGGACGCAATCCGGCGCGGCACCGCTAGCCTAACGTAAGGCAACGTATGGCAGTGTAGTGTATCCCGAAAGGGGTGCCCTACACTGCCATACGTCTGTCTTGCGTT